GATTTAAAATAAACCTCTTTACCGTTGCCGACAGAAGTATCCAAAACAATCACCTCGGTAGAGGTTTCCGAAGAAAGGGATAGTACACCGACAAAAGAAGAAAAAACTACATCATAAGTGAATTTACACCATGTATTCGGGTACATTCTTTCAGGTTTATTATTTTCTGAAATCTGCGAAGCCTCAGAGGATCCGGCAAAAAAATTATAACCCAACTGTGAGCCAGACCCAATGGTAAAACCGCCAACAAGAACCCAAAGAGAACTAGAGTCAAAACCACCGTCATTGATAAAATTACCGCCTACAGGGCTTGAGCGGTCTTGAACGTGGAAATTACCACTAAATATTGATAGCAATTCCTCTGAAGTGTAACCGCCGAAAGCTGTGTCATCTGGTGAAATTGTTATTTTCTCACCATCTACTAAACGAATACCGCCGACGCTATCAAGTGAAAGAAGTTTTCCAGAACTCATTAGAATATTCAAAAGAAAGGTTTTTGAACCGTTTATTGTCTGGGTACCCTCGATCAATACCTGTTTGGTGTCATCGGACCAATGTTTAAGGGCGCCGCCAGGTAGCTTTAAGCTTATTCTATCGTTTACATTATCATAGCCTTTCTGCTTCTCTTTGAGATTGGCCGCCAAAGCCGCCGGAGTATCGAAATACCTGATTAAATCTTTAAAATCGTTTGCCATAATAGTACCTCAATATATGTTTTTAACAATCCGATGGTTCTGTAATTGTATCGGGATTGGTTCCAAGTTCTGTTATCGTGTCTGGGCTCGTTCCTGTTTCAATTATTAAGCAGCCCCTAATATCTTCAATATCAGACGGTATAAGCGTCAATTCTAAAATAATAGTATCAGTGGGGGGGTTGATCTTAATTTTGCTTATATACCCCTCTTTCTGTTCGCCTGCTGTGTGTTTCTTATCTCTGAAGGTCACGAAATCCAGTAATTCTAATTCCGCGTGTTCTGGTGTTATCGGAATGTGAAAATTGGCTATTTCTTTTTGTCTGGTGGACCATTCGGCTATGTGTTCAAGCAGCATTACCGGGCTAGAATACATTCCAGGGTCGGCTTTGAAATTTGACTCATCCACAAACCATCTGCAATCGCCTAATCTTTTAGGTAACGGATTAACAACCAAAGTCTTTAAATAAGCTTGGTGGCAAGCGTTCCACATCTCAGAGGATCGGTTGTAGTCAGTCATTCCACCGGCGAAAGTAGTCCACAATTTAACCCTAGTTGAGTGAATCCTCATTGTGATAGGTCCAGTTTCCTCATCGCCATCCATAAAGCCAGATAAGTTTTCAAATGAAACTTGAATTTCGGCGGCTTGAACTGAAACGATTTCACCATAATCTATAATACCGTTTTCAGCTTCATAAGATACGATTAAACCCACAATAGCAAACTCAGAAGGCAAAGCGGCCCACTGGACAAGTACCTCAGAATTTCCGCTTGTATCTATCGAAAATACAGCTTTTATGGCTGCCGAATCTTCAAAATCGTTAGCGCCATCTGTTGAAAGGTGTCTTTCTGGGAAAACTGGTTCATCTACTTTTTTAATAAAAACTGATTTATCAAATCTTTTTGCCGGTTCAATCCATTCATAATTTATTTCAAATTCATTATATACTTGATTTATATCTGATAGAATTATAGGGCTGATTGTACCTTGAACGACATTACCACTAGTATCGGAAAATTCAGCCACCGGTTCTGAGAAATCTCTAAATGCTTTGAATTTCCTTTTACCGTTTCGGCCTGGAAAAACACCCACAAAAGATTGTTGAGCCATTTCTTTTAAATAATTAAAACTTTTAGCCCTCTCGGTTATTTGTCTACCCGCGCCCCAGTTTTTTCTAGAATTAATACCAGTTAAATCGAAATCATCCCCATCTGTTAAGCCGTCATAAGTTTCTAGTATCTTGAGAAATATGTTATAAATATTAGTTGTTGGTTCGTTGCTTATATCAGTCTTTTCGCCAATTGTTTTAATAAAAATATCATCATTTTTTATTTTTATTAACTTTTCGCCCACAAAGCAAAGTTCTTTTATATCAAACGTGATATTATTATTTATTACTTTTAGTTCATTTCCTCCAGTAAATGTAATCCTAACAGTAGGAAAGGCGCTAAACGCTATCGATGATCCATAAACCGCCGATAAATCCAGAATATCTTTTTTCGTTCCAAATAAAATATTGTCATCTTCAGGAATTGGCGGATCAAAGTATCCTTTTGGTATAAGATCCATTTTTTTAGTTTCACCAGAAGAAAAAACGACTTCTATTAACGCCCCACCCTGCGCATCGGATGATTTAGCTGTTCTATTGTTTATATTTACAAAGCTATAATTTAACGATTGATTAGTTTCTTTGACATTGGCGGCCTGACTTTTAACGCTCCAATCGGCCAATAAATAAAACTTATCATACTTAGTATTTATTAGATCAATTGGGAGTTCAACCTCAATAAAAAAAGAGAACCTACTCGATAAATGTGGCGGGGTCCACTGAAAAACTGCTTGATAGCCAGTGTCTTGGTCTTTGTCAATCAAATCAGGCAAAGGATGATTAACAAGAGGGAAAGTGTCAGATACAAGCTGATCACCATTTAACTGAGAGAAACTAGCTATTCTCACCGCATTTTTTGGAGTGAAAGGGAATAATTTTGAAAAAACACCCTCATTATCATTTACATCTGTTAGCGCCGTTATGCCAGGGAACCCAAAAGATTTTATATTTTCAACGTCAGTCTCTTCTACAATTGAAGAAACATCCACATAGTCAAAAGCATCTTTATCGAAATGAGTCACTTGCTTTGTTCCGCCAAAATTATCGTTAGGGAACTCTGATATTTTATCATTAGACGATATATATATATTTTCAAAGTCGAATATTTCGACCCATGTACCGATCTGAAACTTAAATTCAAAATCACCTAATTGCGGAAGAGGTACTATTTCAGATTCTCCCGCATTAGAATCAATCTCTAATTTTAAATATTTATTCCCGTCACTAACAAATGAAACCTCCGCTATTTTTTTGATTTTAAATGAATCTTCAGAACCGCCTTCTAGAACGAACTTAAGGAACTTCCCGACAAAATTTTCTTCTCCCTTAAGAGAGCCTATATTAATTTGCACTTCAATTGAGGTTACATTACCGTCACTATCCTTAATCTGCTCATAATCAGTGACATAAGTCGTTTTCCTCTCTTGTCCATTTATTATAGCTACCGTTAGGTTATTACTTTTTGATTGAATGTTAATTAATTTCGCGTTGTTTTGATATCCAAGAGTAATAGGTATCGGCTGACCAATAGATTTTTTGATTACATCAGGAAAAGAGGTTTCGTTAACCGTATTAGGCGGCAAAACCTTATGAGCATTTTGGAAGTTATCCTGACAAATAAGGTCGATTTTAGTTTCATTATAAGAATATTTTTGAACTATTCCCGTCCAAACATTATAAAAAACATTGTCTATCACCACATAATAACGAATAGTACGGTTTAACATAAAGAATTTTTCATCGTCAATTATATCAAAAAGCGGTTGCCCCTCGAAAGTACCGGATTCAATCTTTATGTTGTCCAGTGAGAAATTTACACCAGACAAAGAGCCATAGTCACCCGAGGTAAGTACGTTTATAATCCTCACTGGGCTACCTAGAGAGCCTCTAGAAGAGATAACACCCTCGCCCCACTTGATTGCATTAGCCGTACTTAGTTCGCCGGTAGGGACCACTGTAGACCCATCGTAATTAGGCCGACCTGTTATTATACGAAAAGCAGAACCACCGGCCCCGCCATTAAGCAGAACATCGTTAAATAAGCCAATTACTGGTTCGTCGGGAATATCGGTATTGTCAGATATGTCAATTTCAATTGCATAATTGATTACGTGTGAGGTAGATATCGTCGGGGGATCGCCTGATATCATCGACTCAATTATCTGAGGGTCGAAATATTCGTTAGGATTAGCTTTTAAGCCGGACGGTTCTATTTCTGGCATTTAATCCGCCATTCGTAATCGTATTTTCTTAGTCCTAGAGCCTGGGGCGCTAAATTTATAAATAATCATAGTCCCATTCGTGTCGGCTGCCGATAAATCGATCTTATAATCACCGTCGCTTATTTCTGTCGCGGGTGTATTAGTCATTGAAACAAAAGCACCACCATCAATTGACCTTTCGCAAAGAGGCGTTTTTAACAAAGCCGGTGAAACATCGTCCGAATCTAGCACCAATCCAAAAGAAAAATCTGGAGAGGCTGTATTTTTCTGGAACAATCCGGGTAATGCGTCAGTTTTGATTTTAATATCATCCAATTTGGTGCTAGATGTTGCCTGGTTTCCTATTATAGTATCTTGTTTTGCCTCGGTAGCGTCACCGAATCCAGTGGCTGTTTGCCATGAACCGGCCCCGTGAGCTGATTCTAATTCTGATAAAATTGTAGCTACTATTGTAGATGTATCAATAAAGGCTGGTATTGTTCCGTCCTCTCTAGAGTTTGTATTTACCGCCTGATTGCCTACAATCACCTTATGGATCTCGTAAGTTTCCTCTGTAAGGTCGGCCCCACCGTTAGATGTGAAACGCCAAAGACCGTCGGCGATATGCACTAAATTCACAAAAAGCTCACCAACAGAAGTGAAAGTCCCGGGGCCATTATCTAAATATCTATTGTTCGATACTTTCCTGATAGACACTTGAGCCGTTGATAAACCCGAAGTAATACCAACCTTTTGATTGTTTTGTAGCTCCAGGCTTACGGCGACATTTGATCCGCTTCTCTTGATAACACTCATAATTAAACCTTTTTACCTGTCGTCAGTTATTGCGTCCACTGCAGCTTCATCGACAGCATCATTAACTTGAATCTTTATATCTCTGCCAGTATCTAAATGGGATTTTTTAGTGCCTAGCCCGTCTAAATGGTAAGCGTTTAGTTCTGACGTACTATTTACATCGTACCCATAATCGTCATCTTGAGTTATTGTAAGCGGATAATTAATAGCACCCACCTCAGAACTAGCGGATTTAGCCCCAGTACCATTTATTTGGGCCTCTGGAGAAAGAGAGAATTTTTTTCCATTATGCGTAAAACCATTGGAAATTAACTTACTTGTTTTAACATCAATTTTTTTCTTTCTCTTCTTCTTGTATCCGACAAGTTTTTCAGGTGCCGTTTCTACAACAGTTTCCCAAGACACTCCGTTCCATTTTTCATGGTCGGCAGTATCGTCATTTTTTTTGCAAGCTGCCGTGTAAGTAACATCAACTCTTTCGGTTTCATTAGCTGAATCGAACGATCCATCATTAGTAAAATCACAAAACCCTTTTCTTAAAAGAACCCCAGTCGCAGTTTCAATTACTCCATTCATCATAAAAACCCCACCATGTTATTTTCTCTCATTTCTAAACATCGAGCAGAACCTTTTTCAAATTGCTTACATTTGTCTGGTCTAGTCGAATAAATTTCACACTTAACACTTTCGCCTATAACTCCGCTAAGAGCCTTACAACAAAATCCACCATTACAAGGTTTAAATCCCATGTGGTTTTTTTGCCATTCAAATTTAGATTTATATACATCAGGTATCTTGCCCCACTCATCATTAGTTGCGTAGACTCTTAAATTAATATCAGTCTTGTCAGTGCAGCAAATACCGCATGTAACACAATCAAGCTCTTCTAAGTTAGAGATTGTCATGATACCCTATTACTGATAAATCTAATTCATCATCATTATCCTCAACTTGATAATCTAAACTTTGAGCTGCATTTGTTATCGGCTCTATGACCCCATACCCTTCTCTATTTTTATCTCCTTGCAGGTGTATTTTAAATCCAAGATCCGTAAGAGAAGATCCTGTTGGCCGTAATGTTGCAAAATCATTTTTATCGTCTGCTTCATAATTAAAAGCTAATATCGGAGCTGTGGAAGTAACAGGCATAAACGCTGACAGGCTTACAGCAGTATAAGACGTTGCTGACCCATTTGTTAGCACTCGTAATGTAGTTTCGTTAGTCAAATAAACCATGCGCCTATTGTTAGCGTTACCTTCTTGCGTAAAGTTTAATATATTACTACTACTGTTATTTCTTACAGCTCCCACTCTTCTAAAATACTGGTAGCCTGCCGGCAATGTAGGGGTTGTTTGGTTTGTTGATAGTATGCCTGCGACCCCAGAAGAACCAGAAATAATATAACATGTGTAAAGCGTGTTTGCTGCTTCTGATCCTGTATCTAAGCCCCCTGCTCCTGAAGTGGAAATATCTACCGTTAGAGGGCTGGGATTTATAACATTGACAGAATCAGTGCTATCTCTACATTCTCCGACCCCTATAGATATTTGCCCGCTATTTATCCTCGTCAGTTTTAAATAGTTAAAGTTTCCTGGGGGAAGTATTAAAGGATCGCCACCAATTCTAGTACTCATTTACGGACCTCAATTTTTAAAGAATCTATCTGGCTTTGTAAAAAGTCTAGTTTCTCGAAATGAACTGAATCAATTTTTTTCACAATCGGCTTACCTTGGTTAATCACAATCTCTTTGACCGGGCCTCTAATTATTGGTAAAATAGTTTTTTGGCCTATAGGTATGATAACTAAAGTTGTAATAGTAGAACCGAAAAATAAGAAAGTACCCCCAACAGACACGACAACGCTCCAATTTTTCAGTAAAAGAGTAAAAAGCGACCAGATATAGGTAAACGCTTCTCTGTGTCCGATTTTCTTTTGATTAGTCATTCCATTAATCCCGGTATTTTGTAAGGGTCAGTCCCGTCTTTTTGGATCAAGTAAATTAAACAGTTATTTATTCTAGTGAACCTTTTATCACCAACAGTTAAATTTTCTTGTATCTCTTTTACATCGTTTTTAACGCCTTGAACCTCATCTCCTATTCTGGTTTTAAAATCGACCATATCTTTTTTGTCAACTTTTAGATTTAAAGCTTTGATTAAGTTTGTATGATTTAGTGTGTTCTTGTTGAATAAATAATTCCAACCCCAAGAAAAAGCTTTTTGAAAAACGGTCAAAGCAAATAAAATGAGCGCCACGGTCAAAGGGCTTATTGTTATTTCTTTCATTCATTTACCTCTAGCACTCCCATTTCAAATAATACTCGCTCGATCTCAACTTTATCCGCTCCACCATCCAAAAAGTGCTTGCAGCCCCGCTGCTTTGTCCCAACCTCTGCCCCTGGGTCTAATAAATACGACATCACGACAGTTTTTTCCTTTTGCTCATCAGTCATTCTTTCGAGAACCCCAAAACCGTCTAGTATCGGCATTTGGAGGTCAAGAAATATTAGTTCATAATCATTTTCTAAAAGCTTCAATCCTTGTACGCCATCATAGGCAGAGTCAAAGCTTATTTTGTTTTTAAATTTGTGCTTTAATACAGTATGATAATCCTTTTGGTCATTTATGATCAGAGCTTTCAACATTTATCATATCCCTATGAAAATACCTGTATGAATAGATCCGCCGCCAACGCCACCCGCTGAAGGAGGGGGAAAGGGTTCTGGTTGATGAATTCCCATTGGGAAGATATCGCCCATAGGGTTCTGATCCACGTCCTCAGTGAAAAAAGCTGATAAATCTAAACCAACATTCCACAGGACAGAGCTTGAATCTATATGAAAATCCACTCCGTCATTTACAAAATTCATGCTCGCTAGCGTTTGGTTTATAAGAGAGCCTGCACCCGGAGCGGTGGCATCTGTCGAACAGTTATTACTTCCTGTAACTACACCATTAAAATCATTGAAAACAGTATTAATAGCCACGCAATTATTGCATATAAGAGTCGTAAAAGCATCATGTGTAAACCCATTATCATCGCAACCATACGCAATACAATTATAAGCATAAAAAGTATTATTAGCATTGAATCCTTGGAATCCGTTTCCATTAGGGGCGTTTGCAATGCAATTTATAGCTCGACCATGTCCTGTAAACACAAAAGCACCTTTTGAGTTAAATAATCCTTTAGATCTACATCTTAAGAAAAGAGTGTTGTTCGCATTAGCGTCTATCCTAAACCCTCTCTGTACGGTAGCAGTATATGTAAGTTGAATATCTCTTATCTGGCAATAATCAGAAGTTATCTTAAACCCATCTCCATTAAATAAATTGTTAATCACTATAACTCCACCATCCATAATACCAGCGGACTCGGCACCACTTGCGGCTCTCACGATAATATGATCGTCTGCCGACTCGTTCGCAAACCCATCAATATTGACTATTTCGTTATAGCTACCCGCTTCCATAACAACCTCATGTACCCCTTGTCCGGACAAATTGGGAGGGATAGCGGCTATAGCAGCCCCTAAGGTTGCATAAACACTAGGTACATCATAGATAGTGGACATTTAAACCTCAGTGAAAATAAAATTGGAAAAAGTTAACTGACCACCAAGGCCAGGATCAACGGGTCCACGTTCTGAAAGGGCTTCTAATTCACCTGAAGAAAAACAATTTAGATCTACATTTGTTCTAGGTGTAAGTACAACGTCTTGCTCATCTTTGATTGGAGAGTTTAAATATTTTTCTATTTCTTCATGTTGTTCGGTTGTAATGTCTACATCTTTCCAATAAAAAATTTCTTTCATTTTATCAGCAAGATCCCAATCACCACAGCAGTCACCACTGCATATCTGAACAACTCTTCCCACAAGTTTACCATTGGGTACGCCTTCAACAGAAGATAGGTTCCTAGAAATTAAAACAGTGTATATCACTAAGCTAGTCCCGTTACACTAGTTACGCCTGATGTGCCTATAATGGTGTACTTTTTCACTGTGATGGCGTAAATTGCCCCACCTTTTACAGGTATTGTTTGCGGCGTGTCATCTAAAGCAACCACACCCAAAACACCATCAACGTCAGGTATAAACGCCCTTGGGTAATCCTCTTTGTTCGTGGTAGGGTCTACGATTGTTCTTTCTAAAGTATCATCTAGAGCAAAAGTTTGTGGCTTTGGTGATGATTTGGTACGATTCGACATTTTTAAACCTCAATTTTATTATTCATTCCAGTAAGCAAGATCTCTTGCAAACGTGATACTTAAATTCCAATCACAAAAGCCCTGTCGACCCAAATCATCCCATCGAATAACTCGACAATTAAATGGACCTAAACCGGCTCTCGTACCAAATGGATATAAAATATTTCCGAACGTAGGGAAAGGTATTTTCTTTGCTCTTGCTGTAGTTGATAGGTAACGGCGAATAGCGGCCATTTCGTCACGGTCTTGATTGAACCTAGCCTGGTAGGTACCGGCTTCAGTACCGTCTTGAGCGAGATGATCCTGAATATAGATATCCTGATCATAAGTGAATAATTTATTCATTTCAAAAACCGTTTCTCTTGTATCTACATGACCCAAAGTTCTTAAGGTATCAAGCGAGGTGACCACGTTAATAAAACTGGGGTCAACCATTCTCAAGCTTAAGCTCATCTCGTAAACTTTAAATGAAACGTGCCTTATTTTACCGTAACCAGTGACAATCACCTTAACGTCGCCAGTGTGGTCCACATCGGCCCCGAATATTTCTTCACCAGAGTTACAATTTATGATAAAATTCGCTCGCCTTTGAGCCAAAACTAGCTCTAAATCGGTTAATTCATCAATCGGCCCTCGAAAAGTCACGTCTGCGCTGTAAATATCCTCATCAGCGGACCTATCACAGCCTCGCCAGTTTGAATCGGCCCGTTGAGCCCATTTAAGAGATAATTTAGTCTGCGGCTTATATTTCCAAAGCACTAGAACTGATCGACCATCCCAGATCATATTAGCTCATGAACCTCAGAATCACGCTGTAATTCGGAAAAACTTTGTATTTGCTCTTGCATGGTTTCTTGAACCATTGAGGCAATTTTAACAGGATCGCCGTTTTGTACATTAATCACTGGGGCCTGAAAGGTAATTGTGTTTCCACCTCCACCGCCTGCCAGAACACGCTCAAATTCTCTGTTTTGCCTAGCCGTGAGAACCCTTTCGCCACCATTCGCTAAAATTGGTACTGAATCACCAGATCTTGGGCCCTCAACTACACCGCCCTGGGCGAATTTTTGTGCGTTTATCGCTGCGATTTGAACAGCGCCGGCAGCAAGAGCAGAGGTACCCGCAATAAGACCTAATGGTACAAATGGTTGTGTCGCATATCCACTGGTCGCCGCTTGAGCTGTATTCAACACAGCCGATGCAAGAGAAAATTTCTTTTGTTTTTCAAACCCTTTTCGCCTGATTGACTCCTGTTGAGCAATCGCATTTTCCCTAATTGATTTGAGTTTAGCCTCACTAGCGCCCGCATCTTCAGCAGCCTTGAACTCGGCCTCTGAGCGCCTCCTAGCGTCTTTTAGATCATTCTGAGTGCGTACATTAGATAATTCACCTAGAGAGTTAGCAAGGTTACTGGCAGCGGCGAGAGATACTTGAGCAAGAGCTAAGTTTTCGGCGGTTTCTTGCTGCCTTGCCTGCTTTCTGATTTCAGCGATTTCATTAGCTTTTGATCGTTCTAGCTCGACTAAAATATCTTTGTTGTCTTTATTTGCCTGTAATTCTTTAGCGAAGTTAGCTTCAATTAAAGCAATTTCTTTCTCGGTACCTTCGGGTAAGTTCTGTGCCTTTAGGGTAGCTAATAAGTTTCTATTTTCTTGCTCTTTTTTCTGGATTTCGGTTTTCTCTTCCTCAGCTTTTTTCAGTAGGTCGATCTCTTGATCTAAGAACTTTTTATCAATAGCAAGGGCTTTTTTAGATACTACCGCCCTGAGATTTGCCTGGGCCTCGGCATTGTCACCGAGAATTTTCTCTTTTTCTTTTTGAAAGTCAGCTAATTGAGCTAGTTCTTGGCCTTGAGCGCTTAGAGTGGCTATCTGTAGATCACGAATTAACTTTTTACGGTCATCAATTTGTTTTTTCGTTTCAATCTCAGGGGCTTCAATCTTTTGTTTTTTTGCTGATTTAGCCGCTGCCGCTGCGACCTTTTCAAATCCCTTTTCAGCTACAGTTAACCCTAAAACCATTTTCTCTAGATTGGCTCTCGCTGGGTCAAAAGATGATCCTATAATTTCTTTTGAAGCGGTTACTGCATTAGTAAAATCATTGAATTTTTTTAATTCATCCTCAGACAAAAGACCTAATTTAACGCCTCTGGAAGTCTTAACTTTTTTCTGCAGAACTCCGAATTCATCTTGGAGCTCAATAATAGTCTCAAGAGATTCTTTTAGCCTTTTGTTATTCTCGGCATCAGTTAACTCAAGACCACCCAACGCTTTAACCCGTTTATCCATCTGGCCAAGCGCAACATCAATTGCCAGAACAGAGGCAGCCAAAGCCGCCATTACGGGATTAATTGAAACTATACCTTTGTTAAATCCACCTAGGCCAGTTACAAGACTACTCAGTTTTTTAGCCGACCAAACAGCAAAAAAGGCTTTTCCTATTGTAGTCAATTCTTCAATATTGTTTCCAAGAAACTCTACCGCCGTAGATGCTCCCTCAAATGATTGCTTGAGGATATCGCCTAATCCACCATCTAATAATTGCCTTTGTAGCTTAAAAATACTGTTTTGAAGGGCATTAATTTTACCGTTTAGAGTCTCTGGCCCTTTCGCCGCCGTGGCCCCAAATGTTGATCTTAATTCTTTCGCTAAATTAGGGAGTAATTGCGCGGCTGTGACTTTGCCAGTTTCTAGAAGCTTGTTTAATTCCTTTTCGGTGACATTCATTGCCTTAGCAGCAAGAGAGAACGCGCCTGGGATTCTTTCACCTAATTGACCTCTTAATTCTTCAGCTTGTACATTGCCTTTAGAGATCATTTGCTGAACAGCTCTGAGAGCCCCTTCCATATCGGCAGCTGATAACCCTAGGGCCGCGCCTGCCTCTGAGACACCTATAAAGATCTCTCTTTGTTCCATCATTGTCAGGTTACTGTTTTTAGCAGCGGCAGTTAATTGAGCATAACTTAAAGCCGTTGACTGAAGCTCCAAACCAAGTCGATTAGACTGTTTCTCTAAGAAAGCAAATTCTTTTTTAGCACCTTCTACGCTTCCAGTACCAACTTTCAAAGCGTTATTTATTCGATCAACATTCTTTTGAGCAGATATAAATGACTGAGTAAATTTACCAGTAACGAAACCGGCTAGACCAACAAAAGCGGCCTTTTGTGCGCTTATGCCACTAACTATTGATTTTGTTGCTTTCTGAGATGTTTGAGCGACCGCAATCGATGATTTGGCTATTTTTTTATTTGACTTAGATATCTCATCGGCGGTTTTTTTATACTTACTAATCGCGCCTTTATTATTGACTTCAATTCCTATTTCAACTTTTCTAGCCATTTTTTTGTTTTGCCTTTAGTGCCGCGTTGGTTTTTTCGTGTTCTCTCATTATATCGTCTAATTTCGCAAGGATTCGCTCGCAATAATCATGAACTTTTATGAGCTTTGAATTCTGTCGATATAATCCACCGTCAACGGGCCAAAGTTTATGAGACTTAATATACGTGTACAAATTAAAATATAAACGGGCCTCAGTGTTAATTAAATCACCTAGCCTTTCTTTATGTTCTATAGTGCCAAATCCCTTACATTTTTGACAACCTTCGCCTTTGGAAATCTTACCGCTACCGGTACAAAACCAACACAAAAGCTTATAGCCCCCAGATTCCTCCACGGTATATTCACCGTGATAAATGGAAGTGAGGGCAACTAGTTTTTTGCTTCTTTCTCTGAGATTTCCTTGCCAAATCTAATTTGAAGCGTAAGCTGTGACCTCTGAACATTGGAAATTTTTGATAAACAATCATTTGTTAAGGGCTTGATATTGCCTGGGTAGGTTGTTTCTGACTTTTCATCCCTTTTAATGACAATATCCTTGCCTTTTGAGTTCTTGAAATTCTCAAATCGTTTAAGGCCCATACTCAAGATAGGCAAAATCAAATCACCCTCTTTTGTATTATCGGCGATTAAGTTTTCAACATAGGTGTCTTGCTCAAAGTCTAGGGTAGACATCCAAATAATAGTCTGGTCTTTTTTCTTGAGCTTTTTATCTGATTCTGGTATAAACGGGTAATCCGTTAATTCAATCGCTTCCATAGTGTATCCCTTGTTAAAAAGGGAAATATAGAACTATTTGGCGCTAGTAGCTATAAGAAAGGGGCCTAATCAAAGAACCCCCCTCCCAACCTCTAGCGAAGGGATACGCTTTCGGAGTGAAAACTATATAAAAAGCATTTCCCATTCATCGTCATCAGTGCCAGTACACATAGCCTCGACCTCAAGGCTAGTAATACCGTCTTTTTCACCTACGGGCAATGCTGCGAACTCAAGAGAATCAGCAAAGAACCAGACTAATTTGTCCAAAACTGTACCGACGCTCATTTGTAGTGCAACCTTAGTTCCTTGATCTAATTTATCAAAGAAATCAAAGGTAGCGGCCAGTTCATGCTCACAGCTAAGAGTGATTTTAGGCTCTCTTGAGGTAAGTTTGGCCCCTTCGATACCAGAATCACCAGTGGCGTTTCCGTTTTCACGTTGAACGATATTGTTTCCCATATCGAAATTAATACCAGAGAAAACAGGCTCAAAAGCATCTAGTTTAAGCTGTGAATTTTTAACAATAGGGGGTGCCTCAGTTTCTTTTATGGTCACGGTCATTGTTTTATCGCCGATATCTTCTTTAGGGCCCTCAAATGCGAAATCAAGAAACATCGCTTTATTTGCGGCAGCCTCAAAACTCATGTTAGCCATTGCGGAGCGAGAGCCCCAGTGGAAGCCATCGTTTTCAAAATCAACAGTCGCAACTTCATGGCAGCCTGAGAATGGTTTAACCGCAAAACCTTTTACGGTAGGGGCAAGAGCTGAAGTTGTAGTCGCCCCGCTTATACTACCCGTTAAAACCTCACCAGAAACAAAAGTACCGGAAATTATATCAAAATGAATTTTTAACTCACCATTTAGAACAGGTTTCAATACTCGCCCAGTGGCTCCACTTGTCGTACCGGTTATGATATCACCTCTTACAAATTTGTTTCCTGTTATGGCTCCAATCGTAATACATGATAAAGCCCTATAACCACAACCAGAGGCAATCAATGACCAAGCGAATTCAAGATCTCTTTGAATGTAACCTACAGCGGTAGAGTCAGACAAATCATCACCAGTGTCTGAATCTTTGTTTGGGTTAATGATTTCGATTACGTCAGAACCGTCATCAACATTTGTTATCAAAAAAGTACCGTTATTTATTGGATTTACGGCATTTATTACAGTGTAATACATACCTGGCAAAACATTGGCGAAATCTTCGCTACCGTCATGAGCAATATTGTGAATGAAACCCGCGTCCCATCTAATTTGATCAATACCCATGCCCTCAAGGCTAGCTGCTACCCCATAGAAATCATCTGGCGTATTAGCCTCTACCCTAAAAGTAGTGTTTATGGCTTTTGTTGATTCTAGTGATCCGATATTAGATAAAGAAGCAAGGGCAACATCTCTTTTTTCTCTAGGTGCGTTATATTCGGGTGTTGCGCCGGCATAAACGCGCGCTCTGCCATCATTAGGAATTAATGTTACCGCTGTACCCGGTATATCTTCAATTCGACCTAAAATATTTATTTTTCTTGATAACAATGGGCAATTTGACATTATGCACCCCTCTGATTAAATGGTTTCACTTGGTTCACTTCTTTTAACTCTGTAGTGGATTTCCCATTCCATTTCAATACGACCTGGACGGGCGACAATATTTGTAAAAAATCTTTGGTCACTGATAAGATCCGCTTTGATCCAACCTTTATCTTGTAAATCGGCGTGACCTGCCTCAAGTACTCTTTGAAAGTCTTGTAATACCTTTGACAAAGCGAGCCTAGTATCTGTCTCTGTAACATTATCCACGGTGACCGTAAACCTAGCTGTGAGATTGGCTGAATATGAATCGACCATTTGCTCATCTGGATCGAGAAAATCCTCTTCTGTATAGTCTGATTTAACATTGGGATAAGTTTTTGAATTAGGTTTAAACTCATTGATATTATCATAATCAAAATTAAACCCCGTCCCAATAGACATGGCATCAATTTTTGAATCAATTTCGGCTGTAAAATCATTTTTAATTGTCATGCTTGAGACTCTTCAATAGTGTTACCCATTGTAATCTGATAAATATAATACTGGGCTTCTCGCCCTAAAAAACTGCGGTCAATTGGAAACATGTAACTGGAATCTTCAAAGCCATCTGGTGTAAAGCCTGATAGGACTCTGAGAATTTCCTGGGATACATCGTAAATCCCCTCTTGATTCGATTGTTTCCTTAAATTTTTCTTAATAATGTTGAATTGCCATGTATAAGCGGCTTGCTGAGTAAGTACCGTTTGGTTATTACCTTCGGGTGGTTCCCAGAAACTAGATTGAAACGCAACTAAAATAGCCCCGCCTTTGTGCTTCATTTGTCCGATATAGTTATCAAAACTTTCTGGATACGATCTAATTTCAATGCTCTTATTGGGTAATAGATCGGCCTGAAGCTTTGCTATGATCTTTTCTTCGTAGTCGTTTAAATCCATTAGCAGAGCCCGTTATAATAACCGTCTAAGAAGCCTTTACCATCCGGTTGGCTTACGAATATCTGAGATTTACCGGCTGTGCTGCCTTGACCAGATCCTTTATAAATACCGGCTGTGTTAGCTGTGCTAGTTGGATCATCAATTAAAAGAGTACCGGCCTGGACCATACCAAGCTTTTTGCGAACATCCTCAATATCATCTCTAAGAACATCAGGGATCTCAAGGTTTATTCTTCTTCGATATAATTGGTAAATGGCCAGTGAAACCGACCAATCCTTAACCGCTAGAGCAACGGTAGAAGTTACGGGCAAATCATGTTTGCCTCGTAAGTATGTATTAATTTCGTTATCTGCGCGTTCTATAGCGGAGGTAATCTTTGCGTCGTCTACGGTATCAACAGGATCAGAATCATCAGTCAGTTGAATTAAATCATCGTCTGAAAGAATCTCCTGAATATCCGATTTAGTACTGTAAGCCACAAAGCATTTACCTCAGTTATACTATGTTAATATTGTGTCGATCCAAAGATAACCGGCAGAATTGGCAGTAACTACTGTGCCAGTTTCTTCCATTGAATCATATACATGGCCTTTCTTTTCGTTATGCCAATAGCTCTCAGTGATACGAACTTGTTTGTTATCAAGTTTTGATCTAGTCTGAACACCGGCGTTAAGTTTTTTACGGCCAGGACCTTGAAAGGCGTATAAGAAAGCAGAACCCTTAGTATCGTTCTTTTCCCAAATGTATTGACCTGCATAAGCATCGGTTGAACCGGCATCGGCTGTATTCATAACAGCTCCACCAACTACAACACTACCAATTTGGAGAATGTTTGCTAATGAATCGGCTGTAAGTGAATCACGGCCTACATATTTAAGCTGTTCTCTCATATCGTCAATTCGTTTGATTGCTTGCATAGTGCCGAAATCAAGCATTAATCTAAGAGATTTAGGGTTTACACCTTCTCTTTTAAGTTTAGAAAGGGCTACATCAAAATCAGCTAAGAAAGTAGATGTAGAAGGGGCGAGCCATGAACCGGCCTGATCTTTTCCACCGGCTACACCGTCGGACCAAGTATCAGCAAAAATCGCTTCAGCAACCCTGATCTCACGACCAAGATCAAGATCTTTTGCGTTCTTTTCAATTGAATCAGTGGCTAATTCGATAGGGGGTGATTGTCCGTTAGGAATACCCGCATCTCGAAGATCTTCACGTGTGATCATATCAGAAGCCGCATATTGTTTGGTATTGGCATCGACGGTATCACGTTCAACCTGAGTGGTTTTGATTCTATCCCCTGGCGCACGTTCTGAGGCTCCGCTTTGGAACTGTTCACCCTTGTTATAACGTGTAATTTTTTGTTTTGGGCTCATGAGTTCAATCATGGGGAAAACTTCTTTATTGATCAATTCGCTGTCATGAAACTTGACAGAAATATCTTGTTCATGCCCTGTGAGAACTTCTACATTTTGACCACTCATTTTGATAACCTCTTGTTTTTGTTGTTAAAACCGTTTAATTAAATAATTTAAAAGACTTGATTAAGCTGTTGTGCCGCCTCTAGTTAGGTGAATAATAGAATACTTATCCGTTGCGCTTCCACCTTCGTCAGCTTGGCCTATTTCACGCTTGCCAGAGGCAGAGGTGATCGCTTTACCGGCTGCGTCAGAAGCAACTACGGCCCCGTTAGCAATTGTGGTACTAGAAAGAACCCTTACAACATTACCAGAATTTTGAAGAGAAACTTCTACGTTTTCGCCTTGAGCAGTAGCGGCATTTAAAGCCACGCCTTTTGCTTCTTCGCCATCTCCACAGGTAACGACTTCGCCATTTGAATCTAATTTAACGAAGGTATTAGCTACAATAGCCGCGCCTGATACGTAAGTGAGTGATTTTTCTTCTGATACTTTTCTGCCTCGTCCCATGATAAGAGCCTCTTTTTAAATTGTAAATTCGTTATTTGTTAATAATTTGTTCTAATCTCTTGATTAAACTGAAGCTTTGAAAAGTCCAGGTTCTTTTTCTTGTAATTTCTTGATTGATTCGCCGTAAGTTCCACCGTCTTTTTCTTGGATAGCTTCGGCTTTTTGTTTGATCTGCGCTTCTACTGATGCAGCGGCTTCACTTACTTCGCCAAATGCTGTGCCTGGTGTTACGCTTGATTTTTTGTTCTCAAGGCTTAATTTGTAATTTTCTAGAGGCGTTCTTTTAACGGTTTCGTCACCTTCTTTAAATTCTTGAGCGTCTTGACCATCTAAAGCCTTAACAGTCATAAGAATAGATTGCTTTTCAGCAGGGTCGATTTTACCATCAGAAACTAATTTTTCAGCAAAAGCGTTGTGTTCTGCGTCTTTTTTCTCAGATTCAATAGTGTTAATGCTTGTTTGAAGCTCTTTATTCTTAGCTTCTGAGGCCACAAGTTTTTCAGAAAACTCGCCTGATTCAATAGTTTTGGCTTCTAAGTCAGCTTTTAGTGTAGTGACTTCAATTTCTTGTAATTTAAATGCTGCTTCGTAATCCATTTTTTGATCCTCATTTGGGGTTTCTTTGAAAGTTTCTATTACTTTTGGTTCGGTAATTCTGGTTTGCTTAAGGTCATCTATTGAGAACTGAGATATAATACTGTCAGCCGTTTCGAGCCCTTTTTCACCTATCATGAAATCACGCATGCTTTGAAACATTCTTCCAACCGTTCTAAGGCCGAAAGCCGCGTCCATTTCAGCAAATTCAACGTCAATTTCAGCAAATTCGATAGTCTGAATATCTTCGCTTTCTGAATACGCGAAATCTGGCATACCTTTAACGGCAACCGGAGCACCACCAAAAAACCCAACATGCTTTAAGGATTTGTTTCCTCTAAGAGCAATTGATCGATGTTTAAAATTCTTTCTTTTTAGAGCTTCGCCAAATTCCTCTGTAATATCTGACATCCTAGCGAAAAGCTTCTTACCCTTGCGAAATAATTCGTTTGGTTCAAACCACGCGTAAGCGGGTGAGTTTTCTTTAGGGTGACCGATTACAGCCGGAACCGAATCTTTCATTTCGTTCGTGGCTTCGATTATTTGATCTAGATCCGCTTCAGTCCACGTTTGAGTATTCCCAGCGCCATCCGTTTGCTTACCGGCTCTGAATATTTCCATTGTGACTGTTTTGGTCTTGCTCATTATGAAGATTAAATTAAAACAAGTTTTTTTGCGCTCCTACGACAAAACGCTAGTCAATGGCACTGAATAATTGTATACTGTAGTTAAGATTAATAACTGCTATGAAAATCGAAAACATTTAAAGAGAGAAAGGGCTTAAGCATGGACTATAAGAAAGGTTATAAATACCAATTATATAAAGCGGAAATATTCATCCTAGGCCCCGCGTTTAGGTTTGACAAACCTATTTCAACCGAATTAATAGAGCTTAAGGATGGGGTTTTGTTAGTTAAGAAGTATTACGCCTGGGACGGTGCAAGTGGACCAACTAAGGATACGAAAAACTCCATGCGCGCCTCACTGGGTCACGATGCAATCGCTCAACTAATGAGGATGGGTTTTATTAGCCCATCGCTTTGGAGGGCTGCCGATAGTGAGTTTTATAAGTGGCTCAAGCAAGATGGAATGAGTTCATTTCGCCTATGGTTCTGGATTCGCGGGTTGAAATCGGTGAAAGGCGCTTATGGCCTAGCAGATAATAAAAAAAAAGTAATCACGGCGCCGTAATGGGCATAAGGGGGTAGGATGCTAGATCCGTTCACAATGCAAGAGGCCACGCCAGAGCGCGAGGCTGAAATCAGACAGAACCAGAAAGATTTTTTATTCGGTAGTGAGAATAACAATGATATGTACAAGTTCAAAGACGATAACACGCACCAGGGCAAGAATATAAAGCCTAGACGGTATAGGAGGGGGTAGGGTATGGAAGAAATAAAAGAAATAATTATGAGTCACTGCCAAGGGATAGCTTATCCAGAATTTGAACTTGAAGATTTGAACGTGATGGTAAAAGAAATCAATGAACATTATACTAATGTAAAGAGCCAAGAGCTAACCAAAGCAAAGGAAGAAATCGAGAGGTTGAAAGGTTTCGCTAAACATAATGATGAGTGGACTTGTAGTATAAATTGCTCTTGTGGCCTTGACGAACTACTAAAAGAGGTGAAGTGATGGCTTTAAAGTTAGATGAAAAAACAGGTGTTTATCATTACACTACTGACAGTGGGTTTCATTTAGCCTTAGTTGCAGAAGGTGCGATGGATTACGCCTGTAAAATAAAAGATGAAAAAATCGAATCCCAAGCCAAGGAAATAGAAGGGTTGAGGGAGTTTAAGCAAATGGTTAAGGATTATCACACGACATTTCCCGCAAAAGAACAGTTTAGGGCGATAGAACTACTAAAAGGCACTACACAGCCAGACAAGGGAGGGGGGTGATGTATAAAGTATGTACAGGTTGTGGTAGGCTTGAATCTGATAGCCCAATTGGAAATACGTTTTTATCTTGCTGCCCAGATAGCGATTATCAAGAAATAAACGTGAACATGAAAGATTTGATCGTGTTTTACAAATCCCAAGCCAAGGAAATAGAAGGGTTGAGGGATATTCTAAGAAGGGTTGATAATGAATTTGAAAACCTTAGTAACTTGGATAGCCCTGAGATAGTATCCCCTAATGATAAATTGTGGGAAGAAATTTATAAACTCCTATCCCAAGGAACCACTACACAGCCAGACAAGGGAGTGCAGTAGAAATGGAGGTGAAAAAAATAAGAACCTTAGAATCAGCCACTATAGTTATAGATAACGGTCATGGCGAGATACACATAAAGGAAAGCTATGATGGGATATTCAATGTTGAGTTAGTTGAAAACACTGACGATAGAATTAGGCTCGGAATTAGAGATGAGCATGGAATTGAGTTTAAATTTCTTAGATCTTTCCAATCAACCACCCCCAAAGACTAAGGAGAGATGAAGAGAATGGATAACCAAGACGAATTAAATTTTAGAAGATTTGAGGAGATATATCCTGTATATAGGGATATGGGAAGAAAGGTAAAAGCTGAATTTCAGAAAGCAAAAGAGATTGATTTGTTTAACACTAAAGAAAACCAATCCCTCAAAGACAGAATTAAGGAGCTAGAGAATTTGCCACAAGGGTTATTACAACTTGAGGCTACTTTGGGTCATGTACAGGAACTAGAAGGATTAATGAGGAAGCATGGGCACCACCTAGATTTATATAAAGATGAATTAGTGAAAATATTAGGGACTAAAAACGCTTTTGTAATGATAGATGAGCTTTTAACCACAAAGGATAGGCAACAAAAATGATCCCAACAAAAGACTTTATATGGTTTTTGACTATGTACACACTATTGATTGTTTTTCTCGCTAGTATTTGCATTGAGTCAATACCGTATAAATACAACCAAATATTACAGACGAATTGTCCAGAACTAAAGGAGCAACAAAGATGACAAATAGAATAGAAATACCTGAAGAGATTAAGATTAGATTACAAGAGAAATTCATTAGAGTAGACCTTAAGCTCTCAGATGCGGAACAATTCCTCTACGACCTCATACAGAAACAAGACAACGAGATAGGGGTTGGGGATTGGTATTATAAACCAACAGACGATGGTGGTATATGGTTTGCAAAATGTAAATCAAGAGAAGAAGCTGATAAAGCAAACGCTTGGGCAAATTACAAAAAAGCCCCTAAAGAACTAAGAGCAGGGCTTGAGAAATTGAGGGGGGAAGGGTGACTGATAAGCAGAATAATAAACAGAGCCTTAGAGAACAATACGAGAAGGAAACAGGGAAAGGGGCTAATGACGAAGGTAAATTCCATCAATCTTTTAATGATGATTACGTTAAATGGTTAGAGAAGAGGCTGAAAAAGGACTAAAAATGCCTATTCGACAGTATAGTGATATGATTATAAGGGAGGGTTTGAGAGTGTGATTAGTTGGGATGACAGTAAGGCGGACCCTATACAGGATATCAAAAATTTTATTGAAGCCTTGAAAAACTCTGAGATTAGCCCAAAATCAGAATTCGCGTGTTATATCTGTGAATCCATTTATTACGAAGATGACTTTTTTCGCGAAGAAAAACACGAATGTTGGAAAATAGCAATGGAACAGAAGAGGGAAAATGAAAAGCGAGCAACCAGATTTTAATGACCGCGAAGAAATTCCACCCAGAGAGGTTGGTCCTAGTCCAGAATCAGAGAGGCAATCTAAAATAATCAATATATTTGGTTGCTTTATGATGGGGCTACTGGTTTTTTATGGCTTTATTGCGGTTTTATTAACAATGAGGGTCAAATGAATAAGACAGGGTTAAGCGAGGCGCTAAATAAACTTATAGAACAGATGAAACACGATTTAAGCGATAAATACCTTTTCGCCCCAACAGACAGAGAGCAAGTGCAGGCGGTTGTAAAAAAGGGGCCAAGAGCCCCCCAATATCTTTCGACATTAACCTCCAATAAATTGGATTGATAATAAGGTACTATAATGACTAAAAAAATGCCACCCAGAACAGGAACTATTTTGCAAATATACCAAGGTGAGATTATAGACGTGTTTCACTCGCAAATTGATGCTGTAAGAAAAACCGGTGTAACCGCAAATCTTTTAAGTCAGGCTCTAAACGGTATTAACGAATCCTGTGGAGGTTACGAATGGAAGTACGCTAAGGGAATAGACGGATTGTTTTAAAAAAAGTCTTAGCCCGTAAAAACGCGATAGAATCGACACTTTTAGATGATAACAAGGGGAATTATGATTATCAATTCAGGCTTAAAAGACAAAAACAATCGTGAAATTTTAGACGGCCATACAATAAAAGCTACCGGCATAAAAGATAATCTGGGGCGTGAATATAAAATATCATTTGAAAAAGGGTGTTTTACGGCTAAATGCTATAAATCTGAAACGTGCCTTGGTAATTTGAACCTTTCGGATTTCGAGATTCTTGATTAAAAAACCGCTTTGAACTCCGCCAAAATATCGTAATTTAACAGTAAAGGGAAATTGAGCAAATCTATGCAAGAGCTAGATCCAAATAAAGAGATCATTTCCGAAGAGGAAAAGAAAACTCGCCTAGCGATTTTTGATGATAATCATGTAGCTATAACTCAGGCTTATTGGGGCTTTATTGAGCAAAATAACAGGATGCCCACTTATTCATGGGTAGCCGAGGAAACGGGCCTTGCGCTTAATACCGTTCGCACTCATCTAAAAAGCTACAAAGAGAAAGACCTCAAGGATCAAGTAGAGAAATTCAAAATTTTTAGCGATGACGTAATGTTAGGCCAAATAAAGAGGGCCAGAGAGGGTGGTCACGGTTCAACGGATGCGGCTAAACTGTATTATCAAATAGTCCATAACTTCAAACCTGGATTAGAGTTAAGTATCAAGAAAGGTACGGATTACGGTAAAATGACCCTAGATGAGCTTACAGAGCTACAAAAGCAGAAGGTAGATAAATTTGAATCAAAACTCCTCCGACTCGCAAGAGATCGCGATACTCCAAGCTGAAACCGAGCAAATCCAGTTAGAGATTGAGCGGCGAATTTGTCGTGCTTCTTTGTACGGAACTGTTCGGACGTTTTGGGATGTGATAATCCCTGATCCATTTAGGTATAACTGGCATATTGAATATTTGTGTAATGAGATGCAAAAGGTTGGCCAATGGGTAATTGATCGTGAACCGTCGAAATATGATTTAATTATAAATGTGCCTCCTGGAACGACTAAATCGACAATTTGCTCTGTTTTCTTCCATGTTTGGCTTTGGATAAATGCGCCTTGGATACGAATGATTTCAGCTTCACACACAAATGATTTGGCTATTGAGCACTCTATTCTGGCCCGTGACGTAATGAAATCACAGAAATTTAGGACGTTATTTCCTCATAGGGTCAATTTTAAGTCAGATCAAGATAATAAAACTTACTACCGTAATATGCGGGGCGGCTCTCGGGTAGCGACTTCTGTCGGCGGTAATATCATGGGAAAACACGGTCATATAATTACGATAGATGATTTAATCGACCCAAAAAAGACCGCTTCAGACGTAGAACGGGAAAAGGCAAATGATTATATCTCTCGGACTTTATCGACAAGAAAAGTTGACAAAGAAAATACCCCCACAGTTTTGATAATGCAGCGTTTGCACGAATTAGACCCGACTGGGTTTTTATTGTTTAAGGCTGAAGAATCAGGCAAGAGGATCAAGCACATTTGCTTGCCTGGTGATGATGCTTTAGGGAATATTAAGCCCCATTTATTGAAATTCATGTATAAAGACGGGCTTTTAGATCCAAATAGGCTAAATAAGAACGCTTTAAAAATAATGGAGGTTGATTTAGGCGAAAGTGATTTCACTGGCCAGGTTAGACAGTCACCTCAAGCCCCGGGCGGTAATATTCTTAAAAGGGAGTGGTTTAAGCCATACGAAGATTTACCCAAAGAAAGACCTATATCCAAAATTCAGAGTTGGGATACTGCGTTTAAAAAGACTGAGACTTCGGCTTATAATTGCGGTTTGACGTTCTATGAGTACCGAAATGGGTATTATCTCGAGGATGCAATTTTTGAAAAGATGGAATATCCAGAGCTTAAGGCTGAAATATTATCATACGAGGCAAAGCACAGCCCGAATATTGTTCTAGTGGAGGATAAGGCCACAGGTACCCCGATTATTCAAGAATTGAGCCGAGACAATAAGATTAATTTTATATCGATATTGCCCGAGGGTGATAAGGTGCAAAGGGCTCATGCAAGTTCTAGTACTGTCAAGGCCGGAAATGTTTATATTCGTAGCAATGCAACTTGGAGCCACAAATTAACAAATCAATTGATCCTTTTTCCAAATTGCCAGATTAAAGATATTATGGATGCTTTCTCACAGTACATAAATTATATCAGAGATAACCCCAGTGTGCCAATAACTAGAATGGTTGGCGGCGGGAAGTCTAAAGTCACTAGAAATTACTAATAGGTTATTATGACAAATCCAAGAATCCGAGATAAAGATTTTAAAGTAAGCGACTCGAAATACAGTAGGGGTAACTCAATAGATGCTTTTGCCACGGCTGACGTATTGCCCAATCCCGATCCAGTATTAAACACTCAAAACAGTTTGGCTACTTGGCAGAATTTTAGAAATATCTTTTGGGATCCACATTTGACCGCTGTTATAGCTTCAAGAAAATCGGTTACTTTATCAAAAAAATGGTATATCGAGGGAGGTAAATCACCGTCTAGAGTACGTAAATTCATTGAGAAAAATTTTGAAAACCTTGATATTCATAGGGCCACTGAAGAAATCTTAGACGCTCCTTTTTTCGGCATGCAGGCAATGGAGCCTATTTGGGGTAGCCCTGAAGGTGTCGAAGGTGAGAACAAGATATTTTGCAAAGAGTTCACTGGTCGCCCTGCTTGGTGGTTTCAATACGACAAAGAGAATAAGCTTAGATTCAGATCAAAAGAGAATTTCTGGCCTGGTGATCCTGTCGAAGATATGAGTTTAATCGTGGCTAGGAATAACCCAAAGTATGAGAATCCTTATGGAGAGGCTCTTTTGAGTAAAATTTACTGGTCGGTTAATTTCAAGAAAGCAGCTTTTAAGTATTGGGTTGAATTCGCTGAAAAAAATGGTTCTCCTTACGGTGTCGGGAAGGTTCCTAGAAACGCCGGTGATAAAGAATATGACGAGCTTTTAGAAAGAATTCAAGAAATGGTTAGAGGCTCGTCTGTCGTTATACCTGATGATTCTAGCCTTGAATTTATTTCATCTGGAAGCAAATCAAGCGCGGATATCTATAAAGACCTAATGAACGCTGCAAATCAAGAAATTTCAAAGGCGATCCTAGGCCAAACCCTTACAACGGAATCAGGTGAGAAAGGATCTAGGGCGCTAGGCCAGGTGCATGATAACGTAAGGCTTGATATCGCCGAAGCCGATGAAATAATGGCCGAAACTTGCTTTAATGTGCTTATCCGGTGGATTGTAGATATAAATTTTGGTCCAAATGTTGTGGCTCCTACGTTTAAATATGAGCATGAAAAGGATATTAAAAAGGATCTAGCCGAAAGGGATAAAATATTAAGTGAATTAGGTGTTAAGTTTGATGCCGAATATTTTAAAGAAATTTATAATTTGGCCGATAATCACTTCACAATGGTTGAGCCTGTTGTAACTGAGTTACAAGATGAGCCAGAGTTTCGAGAGGCTTCTGAATTTGAAGATCAGAAAGCTGTGGATAATTTTATTAATGGTTTGACTAATAAAGAGCTTCAAAAGGATTCAGAGTTTTTAGAGCCAATAATAAAAATGATTGAGAAAGCTAGTTCATTTGAAGAGGCTCAAGGCGCTTTAATAAGCCTGTTTCCTGAAATTAGGCCAAAACGATTAGAAAAGTTATTAGGCAGGGCTCTTTTTTCAACTCAAAGTTTGACTAGAAATACAGGGGATTAATGGCAATTTCTGAAGATATCATTACCGACGCTTCGGCAGTATCCCCAGAGCAAGCAATCAAGATTTTTGACGCTCAAGGGATTGCTATAGCAACAACCTCCGTCGAAACAATAAAAGCGGTTCAAAAAAAGGTTTTTGCTATCACCCAAGACGTTCAAATGAGCGTGATTCAAGAGGTTCGCAATGCCCTTTCTAAAGCCTTAAAAGAGGGGCAGACTTTTGAATCATTCCAAAAGGATTTTTTAAACACTTTATCAAAAAAAGGTTGGCTTGGACAAAGAACATCTATAGTTGGCGGCGAAGAGATTAAAGTACTTACGACCCCGTACCGTTTAAGGACCATATACAGGACTAATATTCAATCGGCGTTAAATGCCGGTAGATTTGAACGACAGGTCGCTAATGCGTCTGATAGACCCTTCTTAATGCTAATTGACGGTATTATCGAGAACTCTAGGCGATCACACAAAACCCAATCAGGATCAATACAGCCGATCACCTCAAAATTTTGGAAAGCTCCTAATTCTTGGTATCCTCCAAACGGGTTTAATTGTACTGGCAGAACCACATCGCTTACAAGAGCTGAAGCCAAAAGCCGTGGAATTAGAATCAATAACCGAGCATTAAAGCCAGACCCAGGTTTTGGATTCAACCCCGCGACTGAATCATTTAAGCCTAAAAAAGAATATTTTGATCAAGATATTTGGGACGCGGGCCAGGATTTAGAACCGAGCGCTTTGAAATGATAAAAGTCACCACAAAGTCAACAGAGGTTCACGCTCTATTTAAGCAACTAGGGTTTAATGTTTTTAGTATTAAACCCGCTTTAGTTAAAATTGGAGGCGTTTTAGAGCGTGCAAGCGAAAACGCTTTTAATCGACATGGACCGGGTTGGAAACCGCTAAAGCCCGCAACAAAAAAGCAAAGAGCCAAAAAAGGTCATACCGGCGGTATCTTACAAAGAACAGGTGCGTTGGCAAACTCGGTTTCCTCTCAAATCAGGGGTAACTCTGTTTTTGTTGGGTCAAATCTTGAGTACGCTAGGATTCATCAAATGGGATCTAGAAAAAAGAAAATTCCAAAGCGAGAATATTTAATAATATCAGAATCAGAGATTAGAAAAGCTAGTTTTATATTGGATAGGCATATTAAAAAGGACATATGAAATCATTCGTACAAAAATGGAATAGGGACGATATCCCAAATAAGGGCTTAAAAGAAGTTTCGGACGTTATCGGTATAAATGCGGTAAAAGCGATCTTAGTGAAGTGCCCTGGAATGACCTTTCACGTACCTAAAAAATATTATTCTCAATTGGATGATAGTTTTTTGAAAAAGCACAGGAAAGAAAAAGCAACCTGGCTTGCCCACAAACTAGGGTTATCAGTCAGAACGATTTATCGAAAATTACAAAAATTAGCTGATTGACTTATCTCGCTTCATGGATTCAACCCTGTTTGAGTAGAATTTTAAGTGGATCTCTAACTCTTCAACGGTAGTCCTTACAAATTGTTTAGATAATTGCCTTAATAATTCTGGGGTACCAATATCATAGGTTTTAGTTAAAAAAGCCTCGTATTGTTCTAGATTGCCCCCTAGCCTACAATTACAGTTTTCGCATTGAGGATGACAGTTTTTTTCCATCCATCTAGTGGAAATATTCCAACGGTTTACAAAATGCCCGTTTTGCATACGGTCCCAAGAATCAATTCTATTGCAAGTGCAGCACTTAGTAAAACCCCATTCATCGGCATTGAATAGCCTAATGTACTGGGAAAAAACGGTATCTAGTCGCTTTTCTAGGGCTTTCTTGTGTATTTTAGTGATCTTAGGGTCCATCCTCTGAGCCACTTGAACTTAACCGGCTTTGCATAACACTTACTAAAGTATAGATTTATGCGCTCTTGTACAATGACATTTGCAAACTGAGAACTGGCACCGTTTAATTTGCTTATTGTGGCGGGTCCAATTAAACCATCCACAACCAAACAGTTTTTGAAATACTTGTTTATGGTTTCTTGAAAGAACCTAACAGCCGATCTTTTCCCTAGATTAATACCGCAATCAAAAAGGTGCTCGGCAAACAATGGATCTTTGATTTTATGGCATTTTAGAGGGACCCAGAAATATTTGTAATAAAAAGCGTCAACCATTTTGTTTAATTTGAAGTCATTGAACTTTTCATTATTTTTTATTTTACGGCCCGCATTTTTCTTGATTCGGTCAATTATCGCCCACCCTTCCCACTTAGGCCAGAATTTTCTCGCGATTCCAATATAAGTTTCCTTTCCTTCGTCATCAGGATCATTAGCGTAGCCACCCTCAGAGCGCCTCACATCATACATTGCAGTTTTAAAGCTCACTTAGTACCTCTTTTATTTTTACCCTTAAATCCAGGTATGGTTTTTGTTTTTCTGGTTCTGATGTGGCTGAATGGAAAATGGCAGCCCTAGTTAAACCGTTATCTATCAAAGGATTACTTAATATTTTCTTTAATCTTTTGAGTAAAAGCTTGTCTTTTGTCACACTCTCAAAAGGCTCTATAGGAGGAATACCATTTTTGATAGATTCCCCTTTAATTTCATATCGTTTAGCTTATCAGAGTGAACGAATGAGATAGGCCCCATCGGGAAACCTTCGTCACCGATTTCCATAACCTGGAATTTACCCTCTTTGGGTTTTATTTCGTTTTCACTTGCATTTGACAAACCCATTACGAGAAAACAAACGCCCTCGCCTTTTTCCATTACTTCGCCGGTTTGGTCCCTTAGTATATCACCGCAATTTATCACTTTTTCACTCCCTTTAAAAAGGGCGATGTAAACCGCCCTAGTGATTTATTTGTTTCTTTTAGGTGCTTTAGCGTCTGCTTTCGCCTTTTTTTCTGCTTCGATTTTCTGGTATTTTGCAACCAATTTATCAGAATCTTGATGAAATTTCGAGTTAATTTCAGAAATTTTAGCGCGATCTTTTCGGCCTAAACCGTCTAGTGCTCGGGCTCTTGCCATTGCAAGTTCGCTTGATTCAGATTTAAGGGTTTTAGTGCTTGCCGTTTCTGATTCTACAGTTTCAACTACCGGTTCTGGCGCTTCTTCGGTGACAGTTTCTTCAGTTTCAACTACTTCGGCCACTGGTTCGATAATTTCTTCGACTTTTGTCTCTTCAGATTTCTTGCTTTTCTTTCCCATTTTATCCTCAGTTATTTAAAATTTATATTGCCAAAATATACTTTTATTGTCAGTACCTAGTTATAAATATTATTAAGCGCGTATAGGCTCGAATAAGACGTTTTGGTTTTTTAATACACACAAACACCCTAAGCTCATTTAACCGGCTTCAGCGTTCTGGTACGCTTGTTGTGGGGTTAAATTTCCATCAACCACGTGAACCAGTTGTTTCATGTAGCGAGCGACCCAATCAGCCGGAGCAACGCCTCCGGTATATTCTATTTGCTTTGCTTCAGATTGATTAGTCGAATACTCTTTGTATTTATCCCTTAAGATTTCTTTAAGCCTACCATCACTAGGGATTGTTTTTTCATTTTCCATGATATACCTGAAAAACGGCTTAATTTTGTCTGTTCTTAGTGTTTTTAAAGTTTCCTCAAGTAGTTTGACTTTCATATCAATTAACCCATTAGTGGCTGATCTGTTAAAACTGACAAATAAATTCATTAGCTGACTTTTAAATATATCCGTTCTTTCTGCGTTCCAATCATTCATTTTTAAACGTCCCTTTGTTGTTCTAGCGCCCATTGAATCATTTCCTCTTGCTCTTGCATGTGTGCAGGTACACTAGGTTTATTGAAAGTACCTGTTTGGTTTAAGTACCCCTCAAACTTTGAGCCAAATAAAGTTTCTGGCCTTAAATATTTTTCTTGATCGGTTCCTTTCCATTCTGCCGACTTTTTGAAGATCACCGTTTTGAAGTTATCAAAAGTAAACCCCTCTTTGAGTCTTGTATTTATCAATAATTTGGTTTTACCAATATTCGGTTTGTAATTTGATCCAACAATTTGATTTAAGTATTTTACAATTCCTGTTTGTATTGTATTGTCTTGTTCTGTAGTGTTATGTACTGTAGTGTTATGTACTGTAGTCGTAGCAAGCCCAGAGCCTACTCTGGGATCGCTCTGAGTTTGCCCAGTTTCCTCTATCCAAGCGATTTTAGGCCCTTTTAGAAAATCTATCGCCCGCTTAAATGAGTTTTGAGAAAATCCCGTCATAATTTCAAAATCATCAAAATCGAGAGGCCCAGTTTCATTTTCTAACACCCCTCTCTTAGGCATTTTTGACGCTAATTGTATCAACAAAATCCAACAAGAAAATATTTCATTCTTGTTTTTATGTTTGGATAATTTTAGATAAGAAAGCCCGTCCATTTTGTTTGGTAACGGTATCCACTTGTTTTTTTTATACCTTCTAGATTCTGCAATCTCGAAGTTTTCATCCCAATTTTTTATAATAAACGTCATTTTGTACCACCAATCTTAAAATGAGGCTCGCGCGAAGATTGGCATAGACACGCAGACTTTCGCAGCTAGAAGCTGACCTCAAAAATTTAACAGATTACCAATCTTATTTTTTAATATAAAAAAACTAACTCCCTATTGGACATTTAATCCACAATATTAAATCCCAATCCAAGCAAAAAATCCTTTACCTGTGATTGTCTTATTTTACCTGATCCACCCTTTCCGTAAAATTTACAGTGTTGTAATTCTATACCGCTAAGATCCGAGCCGCGAAGATTCGAGCCGCTAAGATCCGAGTCGCGAAGATTCGAGCCGCTAAGATCCGAGCCGCTAAGATCCGAGTCGCGAAGATCCGAGTCGCTAAGATCCGAGTCGCGAAGATTCGAGCCGCTAAGATCCGAGCCGCGAAGATTCGAGCCGCTAAGATTCGAGCAGCTAAGATCCGAGCCGCTAAGATCCGAGTCGCGAAGATCCGAGTCGCTAAGATCCGAGCCGCTAAGATCCGAGTCGCGAAGATTCGAGCCGCTATTTACCGCTTCAATCACAGCCTCTTTGAATGTGGTTTTTGAAGATGAGTAAATAATTTCGCCCAACCTATTTTTAATATGAATCTTCTTTTCGATTTTTTCTTTGACTTTCGCCTCTTCGGCTTCAATTTGATCTTTTAAATTTTTGTAAGCTTCGTCTGATATGTTTAGTGTTTTCATGGTTAATCCCTTTTTTAAACACTTCGCCCGACCAGTTGCAAGCAAACTGCTACGTAAAAACTCGCGAGGTCAGCCGGACGAAGATTCTTAAATTTTAAATTCTGATTTCATAGCAGTTGAGGTTTAATATACAAAATGATTTTCAAATGGGTAGGTACTTAATTAATAAACGCCTGTTTCCCGTCAGCAATCACAATCGCGGTATCAATTTTCTCGATAATTTTCTTATGTAGAGCAGAATACTTTTCGCGTTCCTCAGTTCTCGCTCTTGTAACTGCCTTTAGTTCGTAATTTTTAATCATTCTTTCACCTCTTTGGAAAATATTCATTTATATAGATTACTGTTTTTCTCAATTCCTCTTCACAATCCGTCGGGTACTTTGACTCAATAACCGTTCTTACATTCGGGTTGATAAAGTCGTATATGTTGTACGCCAACAGAAAGCAAAAGATTAATAGGAAAAATTCAGATTTCATCTAAGCAATTTTAATATGGCAGATATCCCACCCAAAAAAACTATTGCGATAACAAAACCGGCCCAGAAAGGCGCAGTTACCCACAACCACGACCATGCGATCACGCCTGTTAATTTTAACACTATGAATACTATTCCTAAAACTCCTAATATTGGCATACTTACTCCCTTGTTTGGTTGATTGATTATTTTAAAACTTGATACTCATTAAGACCGCCTATAGTTCTGCGCCGCCTGTTTACTGTGAAGCCACCGAAACGGTCTTTTCTTAGGTGCCTGAGTTGTGCTGAAATTGACGTTTCTGGATAGCCTAGCTCATCGCTAATCTCTGAGCACGTTCGCCAAATTCCGTCAAGCATAAGCCGTTTAATCTGCTCGTGTTGGTTTGTGAGTCTACTTTGGTCAATCTTTGGTATGTAGTCAGCCCCGTTGAAATGTGGTTTCGGGTTTTCAATGAACATTGACTCTTGCTCGCCAAATTCTGGTAGGATTGAATTATCTTGTTTCATGTCATCCCCTTAAAATATCGACTAATGTTTGTATGTATGACTTTTCAAAATAAGTGCTTTCTTTTAAGTCTACTTTTAGTAAATGCTCCAAAACAATCCGGTTAGCTTGTGTAACTTTTTCATACTTAGCGATCCCCACAGGGTAAAGCGTGGCGGTCCCGTCATCGTTCATGTGGAGGCCACCTGGTTCACTTCTATCGCTTTGTTTATTTTCACAAACAATCATTTGAATATCTGTACATCTACAATTAAACAGATTTTTGTTATCCACCTACGGCCTCCTTTGATGTTCATCAGCGTTCTTACAAGTCGCATAATGTGGCCTATGGCCGGTTACTTTGTCTCCAATAGGCAGAACGATAGACGTTTTAACACGGTCTACCGCTATCTTACCGCCCTTGGTTGATTCGGCCCAGTATATCGGAGCTTGACAGCTTGAGCAGAAAGCTTCTCGAAAGTTATTCATTGAATTTATCCCCTTACTTAAACATTAATTCTTTTCTATCTGACTATAATCCACTTCATTAGGGGATTCTATATCGATACCCAACACTAAAGACCCATACCTCTGAATATCTTCTAAAAACTTAATCCATTGCACAGTAGTTAGTTTTGAAGTAGGTATTATAAATGTTCCAATTTTGTCATCAAAAAACTGTAGAAACTTGAATTTAACGATCTCTTTGGCCATCTCCCTACTTACTTTCTTACCTGAAAGCCTAGTCATAGCCTCAGATAATTGACCTAAAACAGGGCCATGAAAATGGCGGTTTTGACCATTAGTTCTCTTTTTCTTGAGTTTTTCAATAGTGTAATCCCCATCTTTTAAATCAGACAGGGATTCAGCTATTTTACCGTTTTTGATTTCAATTTTCATTCAATCTTTTCGTTTAAAAGATGAAGCATAATATTATCTATCCTATCAATATTATCATTTAAAAGTTTAATCTCTTTTCGTTGGTCTGTTAGCTCATAATATTGGTTTAATAGACAAATAACCACTAGAGACAGAATTAAGAGATCTAAAATTATAATTAATTGCATTTTTGTTCCTTTCGTTTAAGGTGTTCCAACACTAATTCTTTGAGAAACTCAACAACATCTATAGAAGGATCTTCTGACTCTTTATTAAGATCAAATTCGGATGTAATATCAATATCTAAAAAAACTACTTTCTGAATAGTATAATGAACCTCCTGTGAATCTGGTTCCTCTGGGACACCAAATCGGCCCCTAGCGCCAGTATGGCACTCACCTATGTTCTCTTCATATTCTACCTTACAATCTATTTCTGGAAAATCAAACATTATCGTCCTCCGTTATACCTATCAATGATTTACTGTCATTAAGTAGCTGTTCGTTCTCTGGTGACTGAAGGTTCACTGAGTTTAAATATTCTTCATTAAGTTTATGCCATCCCTCAATTGTATCACATTTTAATATTCTCTCATCCCATCGATCTTGTGGCTTGGTACTTTTACTTACCCGTTTCATGTGAGTACTGAAAAGTTGTTTCCAGGTTTCAGTTTTGTTAGATGGGTTTCCAGTTAGAGTATCCCATAAATAATCACCAAATTCATTTACAAATTTGGCTACTTTAACACCCTCATATTCTTCTTTTGTTTTACAGGCTGTTAAGTGCTTGTTCCACTCTGATCTTTTAGGCTTCTCTTTTTCATCTTCAATAGGAGATTCACCTTGTTCATATTCGTTAAGCTCTGATAAAACCATGTTAAGATCATTCTCAATCAAAACGTCTTGAAATAGTCCCATTGGGCTTTTAACAGTGTTATTACCGTTATTCTTGGTTAGAAAGTAGTATTGACCATCTTTAACAACCGTCTGTAAAACCATAGTAAACAAACCCTCTAAGGTGATAGTCTGGTCTAACATTTTACCGATAGTCTTACATTTTATTTTACCGTTCTCACCCTCTTCTGAATGACTGAAAAACACTACATTCAAATCAGGTCTTAAGCTATTACAAGCATTTATCACACTCCAAGCGTTTGAAGCTATTTGTGTAAACTTGGTAAACCCCGTTTCAGAAGCTCTTTTCATGTATTCATTAGCCATTAAATATTGGTAATCATCTATTATTATAGTCTTTATTTCTGGACGGTCTTTTGAAATCTTATTTAACGATTGAATTATTTGTATAGCGTTATCAGTAACAAAAATATTTGCCGGACCCGTCTCATTCTCTGGATGAAACTTGCTTCTCCATTTTGGAAAAGGCAAAGGCTTTGATATTATTTGTATTAAAAATGTAGATTCAGAAAGCATATTTCTAAGACTACAACTTTTACCTGTTCCCGACTCACCTATTATTAGTGTTGGATTGCTCATGTTAGTTCTCCCTTAAAATTAACTGTTGTTGTTTTACCGGTCCCTTCATGATATTCTTTTAGTACTCGTTTGATTTGCTCTGTTGCTCCGTTCCCTTTAATTCTATCACAGGACAATAGGGTACTCAAAATCAGTTCCATTTGTTGATGGTTATCCATTTTGGTTTTCACTCCTTAGTTTTTGGTTATAAATTGTTTTCTATATCCTCTAATATGTTGTCAATTTCGTTTATATTTCTTTGTTGATTCAATAGCAGTTTCACGCGCTCAAACATGAGTTGGTGAGATTCGGAAACTTCCCTTAATTTCCGCCTCTCTCTAATATACATATATATCAAAAAAAGGTTACTTAAAAATGAAATAGTCATCCATGTAACGACACTCATTCGACACCTATTTCAATAAGGTAATCATTGATAGAATCTATCACCCGCTTTTGCTTTGGGCTCTCGCCTAGCTTATAACGCCTGAGTGCGTCTTGTGATATTTTCATGCCCATAGCCGCCTCTTTGTGTGAACCGGCTATGTTTTCAGCTTCGGTTAGTTTTGTTGTTAGTCTTTTGGTCAATTTCGATCTCCTTATTTTGAATTTTTAATATTGCGACTTGTATTTCAAGTGCAGCCGTAACTTTTCCCTGGGCGAAAGTCTCGTCAAAATTCTTTTTAGCCACGGAAAATTCTTTCTCGTATCCTTTTTGCATCTGGTCTAATTCCTCTAAAATATGATCATAGTTCATTACGAGACCCCCTCGTTTTTAACTTTACTAAAACAGTGTTTGCAATAAACTGGGTACGTCTTTTTCAAATCGAATACATCGCCAGTTACCTCATGTATGCCGAAAAAACAGAATGTTTTGTTTATTAATTTTATCATTATTCACCCCTCAAATACTTTAAACATTCATCTGTAATTATATCGTCTTTTGTCATTTCATAAACTAATTCTGATAATATTTCTTCTCTAAACCACACGGCCAAATCCAGTTTATTATATTTTCGCCCGTTTATTTCAACACCCCAGAACCAGGGCTCATCTTCATCAAATAACGCTGTAACTGTCACAAGTTTTACGTCTTCTTCGCCGACTGGGATTTCCACTTCAATTTCTGTGTCTAATGAATTACTCATGTTTTGATTTCCTTTAGCAGTTATAAATATATACTAACACTTATTAAGCGCTTAATCAAGTGGAAAATGAAAATACTTTGAAATAAATTTTGGGCAAAGAAAAACCCTCATTTCTGAGGGCTATCTGTGTATCGCTAATACCGTTTCGAGCTATTAATAATAATAACCTATCTAGGGATATGCTCCAAGCTTAATCTACCATCTAAAACAACAGGTATTCCATAATCGCGGAGCTTTAAGCAAAAACCGATATCATCAAATACAGTATCCATATAGCGGCCCCGATCCTCAGGTACTTTAATAGTGCGAGATTCAATCCAAGGATACTCAATTTTTTTTAACAGATCCCTACTAATTAAACAAAAGCCAAAGCCGCCGAAATATTCGGTTCCTTCGTAAATCCTGTTTGTGCCTGGGTCTATGTGGTTATCATAATTTGAACAGCCGGGAAACCCTTCTAAATACTTACCGCCGACCATTTTACCGCTCATCTTGTTACCTGGCTTGTATGGATAAAGCCCAAATACAACAGGTTTTTGCAATTCATACATTTTAATAAAATCGTCAAACGTGCCTACTACGTCAGAATCCCAAAACAGACAATAATCGATTGAACTATCAAAAGGCACGTTTTCAGCACTACCCCAAAGAAGATCGTTTCTAGCCCTTAATACGTCAGCGCTTTCGATAGATTGACCAATGAACTTGATACCGTTCCATTCTTTTGGGAAATTAGATATTGCTTGAATAGTCTCTTGGACCATATCATTTTTATTAAGTACGCATATTTTAACTACGATCATACTTTGCGATCCCCGAATTGATTTCCGTGGCCCATATATTGAAGAGTCCAGTTTACATCGTGACCGATTAAACCGGGTAAATATGCTGTTAAATTGCCTGATCCAATAGAAAAATTAATACTACCACTAGCCCCGTCAATATCATTGAAAAATGATAATTGGGATTGACCTAAAATTGTTCTAGTACCCCCGTCCGATCGCACCGCCACATGATAAATTGCAGAAAAAGAAGCGCTTAAATCGGTTTTTAGTCCGTTAACAAAAACCAAATAAGTTGAAACACCATCGTCAACACTACCGCCGATATCAAAATCAACCGTGCCTGAAGTAGTAGTCCCTAGCGTTGTCGCGGTCCTAGTTGTATCAATGGATATTCTATTTGAATCAGTCCATCGTTCCTGAGTGCCTTCTGTAAAAGGATTAGGAGAAACTCCCTGGCCTCCTCCAATATCAAGCCTTTCTGTGATCCTAGCGTCTGATAAATCGTTAAATTGAAGCCCTCGAAGAAAAAGCGGGTCTGGTCCACTAAAATAACCTGATCTATCTGTTGTTACGCCTGGGGGTATTGATTTCATATCACCCCGACCCGTAACCCTAAGAGCGCCACCTGGACCAAAAGCCTCACCCTCAACAGTACCGCCAAACCTCTCTGTAACAAAGTTATCTAAAGCGAAGTTTCCAGAAACCGCGCTCGTTACTTCAATTTTGAAAGGAGCTTCACTTTCATTAGTAGATTTAAAATAAACCTCTTTACCGTTGCCGACAGAAGTATCCAAAACAATCACCTCGGTAGAGGTTTCCGAAGAAAGGGATAGTACACCGACAAAAGAAGAAAAAACTACATCATAAGTGAATTTATAC